CTGTTTATGCAACTGCTGCTTTAGGTGCTCAATACGGTGTTACTAACACAGGTTACTTTGACTTGGATACCGATTCAAATGGTCGTTGGTCTGTTGAACGCTTTAAAGGTTTGATTTTCCAAATTGAACGTGATGCAAACGTTATTGCTAAGAAAACTCGTAGAGGCAAAGGTAATGTCCTTATCGTTTCTTCTGACGTAGCTTCTGCAATGGCAATGGCTGGTGTTCTCCAGTATACTCCTGCTTTGCAAGCTGACTTGCAAGTGGATGATACAGGTAATACATTTGCTGGTTTGTTACATGGTCGTATCAAGGTTTACATTGACCCGTACTTTGGTGGATATACATCTAACCAAGAATTGGTTACTGTAGGTTACAAAGGATCTAGTCCTTACGATGCTGGTTTGTTCTATTGCCCATACGTTCCATTGCAAATGGTTCGTGCAGTTGACCAATATACATTCCAACCAAAAATTGGTTTCAAAACTCGTTACGGTATGGTTGCTAACCCATTTGCTGAAGGTCAAGCAACAGGTTACGGCAAACTGAACGCTCGTTCAAACCAATACTACAGAATTTTTGGCGTGAAAAATTTAATGTAAGCTGTTGTTTATATTATATTAAATCACCAAAAAGAGTGATGTTTAAGAAGGGAACCGAAAGGTTCCCTTTTTTTATGTATACTTAGAAAATTTGCAATAGAAAATGGATTAGACCAAGGAAATTTGGCTCGTAATTCAAATGGTTCTTACAAAGGTTGGAAAGCCGTTAAAATAGAATCCTAAATACTCATATGAAAACATTTAATCAATATCTAAAAGAATCTGATATACCTTTAGAAGGTAAAAAATTTGTTAAAAATAAAATAACAATTACCTTTCATCCAGATAAGGTTGAACACCACTATGGTGAAAAATTATTGAGAAGTAAAAATGGAGATTACTCAAAACCCACACAAAGAGATTTGTGGACAGCTAGTAGTATTGCCACAAATCTACTTCACAAACATAAGATTAGATAATGACCGCACTCACTAGAACCCCCGTAAATACCAATAATCTACAGCCCACAAAGTACCTGTTAACCTTTGACCGGATACCAAATGTATCATACTTCTGTCAAGCGGTAAACATACCAGGGGTAAGTGTAGGACAAGCCCCAATCAACTTTCCATCAGTCGCTGTATATGCACCTGGTAACCAGTTGGCCTACAACAATTTTAACATCTCCTTTACGGTTGATGAACAGTTACTAAGTTGGCAGGAAATGTACAATTGGTTCAGGTCTTTTGCTTCTCCAGATGGTACAGATGAACGAAATAGATTAACGGCAATACAGAACTCTTATAAAAGTCAAACTAAAAAAGATATGTCGGATGCCACATTGACTATTCTTAACAACTTAAACAATCCAACAGTTCGTGTACACTTTACGAATATGTTTCCAGTATCAATATCAGACCTTCAGTTTGATACCAAAATGTCAGCAGATGATATCATCACGGCTGATGTCAATTTCGTTTACGAACAATTCACTTTTGAACCGGTATAATTAACACAATTTCTTGCCATTTAACATAAGTTGTGTTAGAATGTAGGTTTAGTGTTACACTTTTGAATTTATTATGGAAAATCTAGAACAAGTATTAAAATATTGGGAAAAAGACGCTGAGATAGACCAGACTGAACCTGGTAAAGAACTCATTCGTATACCCACACTACACAGTAAATACCTTGGTATTCTTATTAAACATAAGATTGCCTCAAAGAAGGCTCATTTTGATTATCTCCGTATGAGAAAAATTAAGTGGGAATATTATACAGGTAAAATGTCACAAGATGAATTGGAAGAATATGGTTGGGTACCATTTCAATTTACACTCAAATCTGATATTACCACATACCTTGAAGCTGACGGTGATTTAATTAAACTGTTAGAAAAGAAAGTATATCATGAAGAAACGGTATCTGTTATCGAATCTATTATGAATGAACTTAAACAAAGAACTTGGCAACTTAGGGACTTTATTGGCTGGGAAAAATTCATCGGTGGACAATAAAGAACAATTATTAATCTCAAAGAAAGATGAAGTATATGCCAAGATAACTTGCGAAAAACATATAGCTAAAGAACTTTCTTTGTTTTTTGAATTTTTTGTTCCTGGTTACACCTTTGTTCCAGCTTATCGCAATAAAATTTGGGATGGAAAGATTAGACTTTTCAACCTACAAACATCACAACTCTATCTTGGTTTACTTCCTTATTTGGAATCATTTTGCCAAGAGAGGGATTATGAATGGTCTTATGAAGAAGGCCTTGGATTTGAAGATGAGTATTCGGTTTATCATGCCAAGAAATTTGTACAATCATTAAAATTAGAATCAAATGGCAATCCAATTGAAATCAGAGACCATCAATTGGAGGCATACATTCATGCCATGCAAAAACGCAGAACTTTATTATTATCTCCTACCGCTTCTGGTAAATCACTTATCATTTATTTGTTGTTTAGGCAATTACTACAATATCAAAACTTAAAAGGTTTGATTATTGTTCCTACCACATCTCTAGTAGAACAACTCTATTCAGACTTTGCAGATTATTCTGGTGGAAATGATTTTAATGTAGAAGAAAATGTACACCGTATTTACCAAGGTAAAGAAAAGAACACAGACAAAGCTTTAACAATCTCCACTTGGCAGTCCATGTATAAAATGCCAAAGGAATATTTTGACCAATTTGATTATATCATTGGTGATGAGGCTCACTTATTCAAAGCACAATCCCTTACTAGCATTTTAACCTCTTGTACCAATACCAAGTATCGTGTTGGTCTTACAGGTACCTTAGATGGAACCAAAACTCATAAACTGGTATTAGAAGGTTTGTTTGGCCAAGTAAAGAAGGTAATCACCACAAGGGAATTAATAGATAAACAGCAAGTATCCGACTTTGAGATTAAATGTCTAATACTTAAATACGATGATGAAATATGCCAAGCAATGAAAGATAAGACTTATCCTGAGGAAATTCAGTATCTTATTGCCAACGAAAATCGTAATAAATTCATTAAGAATCTTGCAGTTAGCTTAGGTACAAATACACTTGTGTTGTATCAAATGGTTGACAAACATGGACAAATACTGTATGATATGATTAAGAACACCAAGAACATAGGTGATAGAAAAGTTTTCTTTGTACACGGTGGAACAGAAACGGCAGACAGAGAAGATATTAGAAGAATAATGGAGATTGAAAATGATGCGATTGTGGTGGCTTCTTTTGGTACCTTTAGTACCGGTATTAATATTCGTAATCTACACAATATCATTTTTGCTAGTCCTAGTAAAAGTAGAATACGAAATTTGCAAAGCATTGGTAGGGGGTTACGACAATCTGAAGGTAAAGAAATAGCCACTTTATATGATATTGCAGATGACCTTAGATATAAGAAACATATGAACTTTACATTAAAACATTTCATCGAAAGAGTTAAACTATATAATGAGGAGCAGTTCCCATTTAAAATTTATAAAATAGGACTAAAAAATGCAAAATGAAATTAGATTAGTCAGATTAAAAAATGGTGAAGATGTCATTGGTTATGTAACTGACGTAGAAAACGGACAATATAACATAGCAGAACCTATGTCGGTTGGTATTGATATGCCAGCTAATAGACAACCTGGTTTATTAATGAGAAGTTGGTTACCCGTTCAACTTATTAAAACCAATGAAGCCGTAATATCAAATACGGAAATAATGTTTATGATGGAACCAGATGATGAGTTCTGTGAATATTATGTGCATACTGTGGAAAAGATTAAAGAGATGTTAAGTGCTAAGAAACTTGTGGATAGTCTTAGTGATGATGAAGTAGATGATATGATGCATGAATTTGAGGAGTTCCAATATAATGGAGATACTTTACACTAGGTACTTAATACTTATCTTCATAGGGGGACATAGCGGACTTTACACGTTGTCAAGCCGTTTGTCAACAGCTTTCTGTGGTATACTTGAAAAGAAATGAAATTATGACTGAAACAACTAAGAAAAAACCAAAACAATATGTTAATAATGGAGACTTCCTAAAGGCCTTAGTTGATTATAAGACCGCTAGTAAACTTGCCAAGAAGAATAAAACTGAACCTCCTCCTATTCCTAACTATATTGGAGAGTGTTTTATGAAGATTGCAGAAGGACTATCACATAAACCTAACTTCATTAACTATACCTACAGAGATGAAATGATGTCGGATGGTATTGAGAACTGCCTCCAATACTTTGATAACTTTGATCCAGCTAAATCCAAGAACCCTTTTGCCTATTTTACACAGATAATCTACTATGCCTTTTTACGGAGAATTTCCAAAGAAAAGAAACAGACTTATGTGAAGTATAAAGCTACTGAACAAATGGGTATTTTGGATGAAATGGAATTAATGGAGTTTGATGATGGTACTTCTCGTCAATTTGAACTGTACGATAACATTGCCGAATTTATTGAAAACTATGAAGTGGCAAAACAAACTAAAAAAGATGCGGTAAACAAGGCCAAAGGTATTGAAAAATTCTTAGGAGAGTGATATAATGTATAAAGTGTGTTATTATCTTTCTAATAGTAGATGTTCTAAATGGTTTAAAACCTTGCGTGAAGCAACTGAGTTTGCCAACAAACAACCTATTGAAAGTGTTATTGAAATTAAACATCATGAAAGTGAACCAACTATTTTTCAAGATTAAGTTGGTGTTAGTAATATTATGAAAATTGCGATTATAACAGACCAACATTTTGGTGCTCGGAATGATTCTACTCATTTCTTAGATTACTTCAAGCGTTTCTATAGTGAAGTGTTTTTCACTACATTGGACGAACATAAGATTGATACTGTTCTTATATTGGGTGATACATTTGACCGGCGTAAGTATGTCAACTTTTATACACTTAAACAATCCAAAGAAATGTTCTTTGATGAATTGGCCAAACGAAACATCCAAGTTTATATGTTGGCAGGTAATCATGATACTTATTTCAAAAATACCAATGAGGTTAATTCGGTAGACCTATTACTCAGAGAGTATACCAATATTCAGGTCATTGATGAACCCACTACAATTGATGTGAAAGATACTGCCATCTGTATGATGCCTTGGATTTGTCCTGAAAATTACAGCGACTCCATCCAAACTATTAAAGAGACCGATGCGGAGATTTGCATGGGTCATTTTGAAATTGCCGGCTTTGCCATGCACCGTGGTATGCCATCTTTAGAAGGATTAAGTCGTGATATTTTTAAGCGTTTTGATATGGTTTTTTCTGGTCATTATCATCACCGTTCCCACTCGGATAATATTTCATATTTGGGCAACCCATACGAACTCACGTTTCAGGACTATAATGATCCAAGAGGCTTTCACCTTTTTGATTTATCTAACCGCCATTTGGAGTTTATTCAAAATCCTAATGTGATGTTCCACAAAATTCTTTATGATGATAAAGAAAATACCATTACTGAAATTACCAGTAAAGATTTAACCAAGTATACCAATACCTATGTCAAGGTGGTTGTAATCAATAAAACGAACCCCTATCTGTTCGATAAGTTCATGAACAACTTATATAATGTTAACCCAATCGATGTTACCATTGCGGAAGACTTTACTGACTTGACAGAAGGTGTAGAAGATGATATGCTGGATCAAGCGCAAGATACCATCACAATCATTAATAAGTTTGTTGATGGTATTAAAGAAGAACATATTGATAATAAAAAGCTAAAAACTGTATTGAAAGAACTATACGTTGAGGCATTAAACCTAGAGCAGGCATGATTATATTTCAAAAAGTCCGTTGGAAGAATTTTCTTTCAACCGGCAACAATTTTACAGAAATAAATTTACTTAAATCAAATAATACACTTATCATTGGCCACAATGGTGCTGGTAAATCCACTATTTTGGATGCTTTGTGTTTTGGTTTATTTGGTAAACCGTTTCGTAAAATTAATAAACCACAACTCGTAAACTCTATTAACAACCAAGCTGCTGTTGTGGAGGTTGAACTTTCTATTGGCCAGAAACAATATAGAATTGTTCGTGGTATTAAACCCAATCTATTTGAAATCTATTGCAATGATATTTTGGTTAACCAAGATGCCAAGGTATTGGATTATCAGGAACACTTAGAAAAGTTTATTCTCAAATTAAATTATAAATCCTTTACTCAAGTGGTTATTTTAGGTTCGGCTTCGTTTGTTCCATTTATGCAGTTATCTCCTGCTGACCGCCGTGCTATTATTGAGGACTTATTAGACATTCAAATTTTCTCCTCAATGAATGGCATTGTCAAAGAGAAAATGTCTATGATTAAAGACACTACTACAAAAAATAAACAGGAAATGGATTTGACTTCCGAAAGAATCAAATTTCAAAAGCAAAGTATTGAAGAACATAAAAATCGTAATGATGAAGAAATTGACAAAAAACGCAAAGAGATTGCGGATTCTGTGGATCAAATCTTTACATTGGAAAGAGATATCGAGTTAATTCAGAAACACATCAATGTATTACAGAGTAAAATTTCTGACCAAATGTTTGTGCAAAAAAAGAGTTCCAAACTATTACAATTGGAATCCAAACTAGAATCTAAAATTAAGAAGATTGATAAAGAGGTATCATTTTATGAAGAACACTCAGACTGTCCAACCTGCAAGCAAGGAATCGGAGAATCTTTTAGAGTGGGCCAAGTATCTTCACTCACTGCCACCAGAACAGAGGTCTCTACAGCCTTATCAGATATCGCTACTCAAATTTCTACAACAAACCAACGAATCGAGCAAATTCAAAATGGTTTACAACACATCACGGCTCATAACAATGAGGTCGTCAAGCATAATTCAACAATATCTGCTATTAACAAATTCGTTGGAAAACTCCAAAAAGAAGTAGAAGAACTTGCCAACCACAAAGATACAATTGAAGATGAAAATGCCAAGTTAAAAGAATTGCGTGAAGAACTAACTCTATTGATTAAAAAACAAGAAGAATTAGCCACAGAGAAACAGTATTATGAGTTTGCTGGTAATCTTTTAAAAGATACTGGTATTAAAACAAAGATTATCCGTCAATACTTACCTATCATGAATAAGTTAATTAACAAGTATTTGACTGCCATGGATTTCTTTGTAAACTTTAATATCAATGAATCGTTTGAGGAAACAATTAAATCTAGGCACCGTGATGAATTTAGTTATGCCAATTTTTCAGAAGGTGAAAAACAAAAAATAGATATTTCTTTATTATTAACTTGGCGCCAAATTGCGAAATTAAAAAACTCCACAAATACCAATTTATTAATTTTAGATGAGGTATTTGATAGTAGTTTGGATACAGCTTCTGTTGAATTATTGATGGGATTATTAAAAGATTTATCTTCCGACACCAATGTTTTTGTTATAAGTCACAAAGGAGATCAACTTTTTGATAAATTTCGTTCGGTAATTAAATTTATTAAGAAAAATAACTTTTCCGTCATAGAAACTTAGAATTT